GGAAAACCTCGTATGATTGCCTTAACAAACTTTGAAGAATCAGACCCAATTATGGAGTTTGCTACTCAATTAAGAAAAACAGGTGAAAAAGATAATGTTGAATTAGCTAAAAAATTATTCCCTAAACTTAGAATTTTTGCTCCTGTAGTAGTACGTGGAGAAGAAGATAAAGGAGTTAGATTTTGGGAATTTGGAAAAATGGTTTATCAAGAATTATTAGGTGTTATGTCTGATGAGGATTATGGTGATATCACAGACGTTTCAAAAGGACGTGATGTTAATGTAGAAGTAATCCCCGCTAAAGAAACAGGTAAAATGTTTAATACTACAACTGTAAGAGTTAAACCTAATCAGACAGCTTTAGCAGGCGATGCTAAAACAGTAGAATCACTTTTAGATAATCAAAAAGATTTGGTTTCTTTATTTAAGAAATATACATTTGATGAAATGAAAGATGAACTACAAGGATGGTTAAAACCCGCTGATAAAGATGGAGGTAAAGAAACTGTAAAAACAGAAGCTCCTTCTAAAACTAAAAAAACTATAGATAGTAAACTTGATGAATTATTTGATTAATGGCAAAGAAAAAAGAAGACACAAATAGAGATGAATTAACAGGGATCCTTGCTGATTCTTTAAATAAAAAGTTTAGCAAGACCCACCATAGAGTAGCTTATTTCTTAGACGGCAGTGAAGACTCACCAACAGACGTTCCCGATTGGGTTTCAACGGGTTCTACAGTTTTAGATCTTGCTATCTCAAATCGCCCAAATGGGGGGTTCCCCGTTTCTAAGATTGTAGAAATCACTGGTCTAGAGCAGAGTGGTAAATCCCTGTTAGCATCTCACATTATAGCTAATACCCAAAAGAAAGATGGTATAGCTGTTTATGTTGACACAGAATCATCTTTAAACGCACAGTTTTTAGAAGCAATAGGAGTTGATTTAGAAAAAATGGTTTATTTACCTCTTGAAACAGTAGAAGATATATTCGACGCCATCGAGGATGTTATTCTAAAAGTTAGAGAAAAAAATCAAGACAAATTAATTACTATTGTAGTTGATTCTGTAGCAGCAGCTACTACTAAAGTTGAGTCAGCCGCAGATTTTGAAAAAGATGGTTACGCTACACAAAAAGCAATCATTTTATCAAAAGCAATGCGTAAAATTACCAACTTAATAGGTAAGGAAAAAATACTTTTAGTATTCACAAACCAATTAAGACAAAAAATGGGTGCAATGCCTTTTGCTGACCAATATACTACTTCAGGTGGTAAAGCTTTACAATTTCATGCTTCCGTTAGGTTACGTTTAAAACAAGTTGGAAAACTTAAAGAAAAAATAAACGGAGTGGAAGAAATTGTAGGGTCTGAAGTAGAAGTAGCTGTAGTTAAAAACAGATTAGGCCCTCCTAATAGAAAAATTAGATATAATGTTTTTTATAGACAAGGTATAGATAATTATGGTGGTTGGTTAAAATTAATGAAAAATTATAAAGTAGTTAAACAATCAGGCCCTGTTTGTAAGTATGTTGATAAAGTAACAGGAGAAGAAATCACATTTTCAGGTAAAGATTTACAAACATTATGTGAAGAAAACTCAAACATTAAAGAAGCTATGTATAGAGATACTTGTAGTAAATATGTTATGAAATATCAACATGAAGATGCTAAAGAAATGGATCCTGATATTGAAATTGATGAAAATGGTTTATAATGGGGGAAACAATATTAGATCTATTAAACAACGTTCAAAAGGATGATACGTCAAATCCTAATTCTAGGGTATTAATAATTGATGGTTTAAATCTTTATTTAAGAACATTCGCTGTAAATGGTATGCTTAATGATAGGGGTGTACCTATAGGAGGAATGATGGGTTTTTTAAAGTCTTTAGCTTATGCTATTAGAGAAACTAACCCTACTAGAGTAATGGTAATTTATGATGGCGCAGGGGGCTCTCAAAGACGTAGAAAAATGTCTCCTAATTATAAAGGAAATAGAAAACCTGGTAAAAGGATAACACGTTGGGATGCTTTTAAAAATGTAGAAGAAGAAAAACAAGCAATGAAAATTCAATTTTCTCGTTTGTTAGAATATTTAGAAACATTACCTATAAATGTTATTTCAATAGATAAAATAGAAGCAGATGATACAATAGCTTATATTACTAATAATTTATTAAAAGATGAAGTAATAATAATGTCTGCAGATCAAGATTTCTTACAGTTAGTTAATGAAAGAATAACTGTATGGAGTCCTATTAAAAAAATATTTTATACACCAGAAAAGGTTTTAGAAGATTATGGTATACCTGCTCACAATTTTTTAATGTATAAGATCCTTATGGGAGATAAATCTGATAATCTTGAAGGAGTAAAAGGATTGGGTCCTAAAAAATTACCTAAAATTTTACCTGATATTTCTTCAACCCCTCTTAATCTTAATTTCATTTTAGATTATGCCTCAAAAGGAACAGAACCTATGCATAAAAGAATTGTTGAGTCGGTAAACCAATTAACTTTAAATGAAAAAATGATGGATTTAAAAAACCCGCCTATATCAGGAGAATTAAAATCATTAATTAGAAGATTAATATCTCAACCAATAAATTTGCTTTCCTCAAATAGTTTTAATACAATGTATACAGATGACCAAATGGGTAATGCTATTGACATACCTGATATTTGGTTAAAACAACATTTTACAAGATTAAATAGTTACGCAAAAGCAACTCATGGGTAAATTAACACAATTTGGACATTTATTTCAGATAAAAATATTATCAGCTTTAATTACTGATAGGGATTTTTTACAACAGTCTTATGATATGGTTTCTCCAGATTATTTTGATAATGATGCTGGTAAATGGATTGTTAAAAATACTCTTGTATATTTTGATAAATATAAAACTATTCCTACAATGGAAGTTTTTAAAGTTGAAGTAGATAAAATAAAAAATGAAGTACAAGGTGTAGCTGTAAAAGAATTACTTAAAGAAGCTTATAAATCATCTAAATCTAATGATTTAAAATTTATAAAAAATACTTTTTTAGATTTTTGTAAAAACCAAACATTAAAAAATGCTTTAATGAAATCTGTTGATTTATTAGAATTAGGAGATTATGACGATATAAGAAATTTAATAGATAAAGCACTAAAAGCAGGAGTAGAAAGAAATATAGGACATGAATATATACAAGAAGTAGAAGACAGATATAGAGAAGAAGCTAGACACACAATTGATACACCTTGGCCCCTTATTAATAAATTACTTTGTGGTGGTTTAGGACAAGGAGATTTAGGTTTAATAGTAGGAGGCCCTGGTGGGGGTAAATCATGGTCCTTAGTTGCTTTAGGAGCTCAAGCAGTAAAATTAGGATATACAGTAATACATTATACTTTAGAATTAAGTGAAAAATATGTAGGTAAAAGATATGATGCTTGTTTTACAGAAATACCTGTTAGTGATATAGGAGATGCTAAAGAAGATGTTAAAGATCGTCTATCAACTTTAAGAGGAGGATTATATATAAGAGAATATCCAGCAGGACAAGCAACTGTAAATACTATACATGCACATATAGAAAAATGTATACAACAAAATATTGAACCTGATTTAATTATATTAGATTATGCTGATTTATTAAATTCTAAATCAAGTAGAGAAAAAAGAGACAAATTAGATGATATATATACTGGTTTAAGAGGTTTGGCTACTGAAATGAAATTACCTATATGGACAGCATCTCAAGTGAATAGATCAGGAGCAAGAGAAGAAATCATACAGGGAGATAGAATGGCTGAAAGTTATAGTAAAATGATGATTACAGACTTTGCAATGTCACTTTCAAGATCAACAGAAGATAAAGAAAATGGAACTGGAAGATGGCATGTAATGAAAAATAGATACGGAGCTGATGGTATGACATTTAATTCAGTAATGGATACATCAATAGGAAAAATAGAAATTAATGAAAGAGGTAATAGAAATAACGGGAATCAACAAACAACCCCACCAGGAGATCTTTCGCCTAGTGAGCGAAGAAGACTTCAAGGAAGAGCTGATGAATTTTTTAATTTTTCATAGGTTTTGGTTGTATATATTGTATTTATTCCCACAAGGGTTTTTACCCCTTTTTTTAACTTCATAAAAATTTAAAAATATAATGAATATATCACAGGAAATCTTATCAGATATTGTTGTTTATAACAAATATGCAAAATATGTACCTAGTAAACAACGAAGAGAAACATGGGAAGAATTAGTTACTAGGAATAAAAATATGCATTTAGCAAAATTTCCTAAATTAAAAGATGAAATTGAAGAAGTATACAAATTAGTATATAGTAAAAAAGTATTACCTTCAATGCGTAGTTTACAATTTGCAGGTAAACCAATACAAATAAATAATTCTAGAATATTTAATTGTTCTTATTTACCAATTGATGATTGGAGATCTTTTAGTGAAATTATGTTTTTATTATTATCAGGTTGTGGGGTAGGTTATAGTGTTCAAAATCACCATATAGAAAAATTACCTGAAGTTAGAATTCCTAAAAAAACAAGAAGATTCCTAGTAGGGGATTCAATTGAAGGATGGGCAGATGCCGTTAAAGTTTTAATGAAAGCTTATTTTGGGATTTCAACTACAAGACCTATTTTTGATTTTAGAGATATTAGACCTAAAGGGGCAGAATTAATTACTGTAGGAGGAAAAGCACCAGGACCTGAACCTTTAAAAGAATGTTTATTTCAAATACAAAAAGTACTTGATAGAAAAGAAGATGGTACTCCATTAAAACCTATTGAAGCACATGATATTATATGCCACATTGCGGACGCCGTTTTATCTGGTGGTATTCGCCGAGCAGCATTAATATCCTTATTTGATTTACATGATAATGAAATGTTAACTTGTAAGCATGGTTCTTGGTGGGAAATGAATCCACAAAGAGGAAGAGCCAACAACAGTGCTGTAGTTATTAGGTCAAAAGTTACAAAAGAAGATTTTAATGATTTATGGAGTAAAATAGTTGCAAGTAATTCTGGTGAACCTGGAGTATATTTTTCAAATGATAAAGATTGGGGAACTAATCCTTGCTGTGAAATAGCTTTACGACCATTCCAATTCTGCAACTTAACAGAAATTAATGTTTCTAATATAGAATCACAAGAGGATTTAAATAAAAGAGTAAGAGCAGGCGCCTTCTTAGGTACGCTACAAGCTAGCTATACAGATTTTCATTATCTTCGTAGCATTTGGAACAAAACAACAGAAAAAGATGCATTAATAGGAGTAGGAATGACAGGAATAGGTAGCGGTGAAATTTTAAAATATAATTTAAAAGAGGCTGCTAAAGAAGCTAAAAAAGCTAATTCAGAAATAGCAAAAATAATAGGAGTAAATAGAGCAGCTAGAGTAACTACAGTAAAACCTTCAGGAACTAGTTCATTAGTATTAGGAACTTCATCAGGTATCCACGCTTGGCATAATGATTTTTATATAAGACGTATGAGGTTAGGAAAGAATGAAGCCTTATATCAGTATTTAGCTAATAATCACCCTGAATTGGTAGAAGATGATTTCTTTAAACCAGAAATCCAAGCAGTAGTTTCAGTCCCTCAAAGATCTCCTAAAGGAGCTATTTATAGAACAGAAAGTGCAAAAGAACTTTTAGAAAGAACAAAAAAATTCAATGTAGAATGGGTAAAAGAAGGCCATAGAAAAGGAGCTAACACCAATAACGTTTCAGCTACAATTTCTGTAAAACCAGATGAATGGGAACAGGTAGGAGAATGGATGTGGGAAAATAAAAACACATTTAATGGTTTAGCAGTATTACCTTATGATAATGGTTCTTATACTCAAGCACCATTTGAAGATATTACGGAAGAAAAATTTTTAGAAATGGAAAGTCATTTAAATGGTATTGATTTAACTAAAGTAACTGAAACATCTGATGAAACAAATTTACAAGATCAAGCAGCATGTGCAGGAGGAGCTTGTGAAATAGTTTAAATTATGATTAATAGTGGAAGAGAATGGGATTGGATACAAGAATTGTATCATAAAGAACAAGTATTAAAATCACAAGATTTTTATTATGAAAATGGTTTTAAAGTAATGACAGAACAATATCACAAAAAAAGAGGTTATTGTTGTAAAAATAGTTGTAGACATTGTCCCTATGAACATAAGTAATATAATAAAAATACATGGGGAATTATATCAAGTAAAAAGAAAATTACCTGAACATCAAGTAGATATAAATAAAGTAGAAAATGGTGCTTCACTTCTAAAACAATATTACCATTGTGATACTCTTTTTAGAGCAAAGGGTTATTTATGGTTATGTAATAAAATAAATTCAATCGATTATGAAAACATCTAAAAAAATAAATCCAATAAGTAGAATAAAAAAACTTATGAATATTATGGGTAAACTAGATAATTTAGATCCGGGTATTGAACCTAAAGATAATATGAAAATAGTAAAAGAACTTGAAAAGTCTACTATAAAATTAAAAAAAGGTATACATAAAACTTATAAAAATTTTCCAATAAAAGAAAATCCCGAAAAAGATGTGGATACTAAAAAATAAATTAATATATAAAGGTTATGCACAAAAGTACAAAATTATTTGATGGTTTTAGTTGTTGTTTTAGACAATGGAAAGCCGAAACAACACATTGTAGATTCTTACATGGTTATGGAGTATCATTTCGAGTTACCTTTGATGGTATGTTAGACCATAGAAATTGGGTTTGGGATTTTGGAGG